GCCCGGTCATCGGCATGCTCCAGGACGGTGCGAAGGCTGTCATGTCGTTCATCGACACCCTCGGCCCCCTGAAGGCCGCCCTCCTCGCTCCAGTCATGCCACTCCTCCTCCTCAAGGACCTCTTCACCGGGACCGGCGATACCGCCGGCATGTTCATACGGGACCTCGCTGCCATCCCCGGAGCCTTGCAGGCCTTCATAGCAGACCCGATAGGCACGGTCACCGGCGTGGTAAGGGGATTCTTCGACTGGCTCACGAGCCTCCCTCAGAAGGCCGCCAGCGTGCTCCAGGGCGCAACACAGCTCCCTATCATCGGCCCGGTCATCGGCATGCTCCAGGACGGTGCGAAGGCTGTCATGTCGTTCATCGACACCCTCGGCCCCCTGAAGGCCGCCCTCCTCGGGCCCGTGGGAGCCCTCATCTACCTCGCCAAAAACTTCGACACCGTCACCGCCACGATCCGCGGCTTTATCGACTGGATCGCCGCCATCCCCCGCACCCTCGGATCCGCAGCGGCCGCCATCACCGACAACCCGGTCTTCAAGATGCTCTCCGGCGCCACCTCCTTCGCCGCCAACCCCTTCGGCGCCGCGCTCGAGTTCATCACTCCGAAGGTCAAACCCGAGGTCATCGCGCCCGACATGGATCCCGAGTATTATACCAAGGGCAGCATCGCCTTCAAGGTCCGCACCCCCGAAGTCCGGCCAGACATCCTCCCGCCCGAACCCTCCGTTCTCGACCGGATCAGCTCGCTCCTCGCCGGCGCCCTCGCCGCTCCCATCCTCCCGGCCTTCGCGGCCCCCGCCGTGCAGATGCTTGCTCCGGAGATGCCGGCCCTCAGAGCCCCGCGAATCCCCGATCTGGTGGCCCCCCGCATCCCGGACATTGCCGCACCGGAGATACCAGCCATCACGCCCCCGGAAGTGCAGGCTATCGCAGCTCCCAGGATCCCGGACCTCGTGGCTCCCCGCATCCCCGCTATCGCCGCCCCCGAGATACCGGCCATCACACCCCCGGAGATCCCCGCCATCGAGGCGCCGGGCACCCCGGGCCAGGCTCCCCGGACCGCCGCCCCCATCACCATCACCATCCAGAACACCATCGAGGTCAACGGAACAGGGAACAGCGACATTCAGAAACAGATCCGGGACGCCCTTTCCCGCTCCACCCACGACCAGGTCAAGATCATCGAGCGCCGGCTCGTCGACCACCTCCGGGCGTTCGGGATCTGACCTCTCTTTTTATCTCGCAGTAGCGACCCCCTACCCATGCCAGACCAGTCCGTCCTAATCGGCGGCCACGAGTTCAGGGCGATCCAGGTCATCAACCTCAGCAAAGACGCCGACATCCCCGAACACCGCGTCGAGGACCAGTTCAGCGTCGCCGATCACATCACCCTCAACCCCGTCGAACTCCAGTTCGAGCTGCAGCTCAGCGTTCCCGACGGCGAGGTCGAGACCCTCGACGCCCTCTACACCGCCCGCCAGCTCATTGACGTCACCTCCCGCCTGGGTCACTTCGCCGACATGGCCGTCAAACAACCAACGTACAAGGACAACGACAGTGACAACATCGTCTACGCCACTCTCACTCTCAAACAGGTCCGGAAAGCCACTGCCAAAACCGTCCAGGTCGCCCTCCCAATCCCTATCGACACCGGCAGAGAACCCCCCAAACCCGGCAGCTGGTACACCCCGCCCGAGAAGCCCGTCGCCAGCGAACCCGAGAAGTCCGGCGGCAGCTGGCTCGACGGCATCGTCAGCTGGGTCGGCGGGCTCTTTGGAGGCGGGAAATAATGGTCCGCGTCCTCCCGTTCGACCCGGTCCTCAAATACCCGCAGCGGCAGCGGATCCTCATCGACCAGCAGCAGTATGACCTCATCTACCGGTGGAACCACGCCGGCGGGTTCTGCGTCCTGACCGTCCTCCGGAGCACCGACGAGCACGTCATCTGGCGGGGCAAGCTTGTCCAGCTCCAGGGCTACGAGATCCGCGACCCCGTCACCCGGGCGCTCCTCTTCACCATCATGCCCCACCAGGTCGACACCACGAAAGCGGAGGTGTGGGTCTTCTATGACTGAGCTCTGGGACCGCTACTACGCTTTCCAGACCAGCGACCTCCAGATCAGCATCGATGAACTCGACATCGAGTTCAGCGTCGAGGGCAGCAACAGCACCGAGGCGGACCTGGCCGAGATCGGGATCTGGAACCTCGCCGCCGCCACCAAGGCCCGCATCAAAAAGGGCGAGACCGCCCAGCTCACCGCCGGCTACCGGGCGGACCATGGCGTCATCTTCCTCGGTACCATCGACCGCGTCTACGACTCCCGGCAGGGTGCCGACGTCAAGACCGTCGTCACGGTCCAGGACGGCGTCCGGAACCTGTATTTCGGCACCCGGATCGTCCGGCAGTACCCCGCCGGCGCCGCACTCGTCACCGTCATCCTGGACCAGTTCGCCGCCGCCGGGATCCCCGTCGGCACTGTCGACGATCCGGGCATCACCCTCGCGAAACCCTACACCTTCGCCGGCACCCCACAGGAGAACCTCGACGACTGCCTGGACATCGTCAACGGAGACGAGGTCATCGGGACCGCTGCGGCCGGCGGAGATGACCTCACCGGTCTTATCAAGCGGCAGATCGCCACGCAGGGCTGGACCTACTTTGTCAGTGCCGGCGCCGGCTACTTTGTCCGGCAGGCTCACAGCGAGACCGATGCCGTCATCCTCTCCTCCGAGACCGGGCTCCTCGAAGTTGTCCCGCAGGACGACGACCAGGAAGGCGAGGCTTACACTGTGAAGTGCATCCTCAACTGGAAGATCAAGGCCGACTCCCTCGTCCAGCTAGACTCCCGCGTCGTCCAGGGCAACTTCAAGGTCAAGACCTTCACGCACCGGCTCGCCGGCGATGACTACAGCACCGAGTGTGAGGTGGTCCCCATATGAACGTCGGCCAGGCCATCATCGCCGCCGCAACCCGGGCCGTCGACAAGATCAACACCTGCCGGGTCGGGGTCATCACTCAGGTCGACCTCCCCCGGCTGAGGTGCAACGTCCTCCTCAAGGATCTCCTGCAGGGCCAGCAGGTCGAGCTCTTCGAGGTCCCGATCGCCGTCCAGGCCCACCACGGCTCGGCCCTCATCGTCGCGCCGAAGGTGGGCGATATCGTCCTCGTCGCGTTCACCAAGCAAGACCTCGAGGAGCAGCTCAAGACCCGCGACGTCGTCCCGGTCAATGAGCGCCACCAGTTCTCTATCAACAACGTCGTCGTCGTCGCCGGTCTCTACACCCTCGCCGACACCCCCCCCGCCGTCGGCGAAGACGAGATCCTCCTCCACCACGTCTCCGGCACCGAGTACCGGATCCGGCAGACCGGCGATATCGAGATCACCCACCATACCGGGGCCGGCATCACGATCACCGGTGAAGGTGTCGTCACCATCACCGCAACGTCCGTCGACTTCGTGGAGCTCTGACCATGCCATTCATCGCCGTCGACGGAGACTATGAGCCTTACTCAGACGCCCACATCCCCCCGACCGGTGGTGGGGACAAGACCATTCCCGGCACCCTGCAGACCCTCGTCCGGATTGCCGGCAAGCCAGCCATCCTGCAGGGCCAGGAGTTCCCGACCGACTGCCCGATCTGCGACGCCACCTGCACCGCCGGCACCACCGGAGCAAGCCCGCTCGTCCGGATCAACGGCGTCCCTGTCTGCCGGGCGGGCGACGTCGGGGAGGACGGCGATCACGATGGTCAGGGGATCGTCGTCACCGGGCAGGCCTTCGTCACCGATCACTCCTGACCTCTCTTTTTATCTCGCATCACCGACCCCCTATCATGTCATACGGCAGGACGCTGCAGATCACCTCCGACGGGGACCTGCTCAAAAGCCCGCTCAACCGGTTCGAGGAGATTACCGGCACCGCCAAGATTGCCCAGGACCTGACAGTCATCCTCCGGACCGTCAAGGGGTCCTACCCCTTCAACACCGCGTTCGGCGTGGACTGGGTGGCCATCNCCCANAGCGGATATAACCGGACCCTCATCAACGCCGAGATCCGGACCGCCCTCCTCTCCCANCCNGCGGTCAAGCAGGTCGACTNCCTGGAGATCAGCCGGGACANCCCTGCCCGGNNCGCGNCGATCACGGCCACCGTCACCCTCNACGACGGCGATACNGTCACNCTGGAGGCTGATGTATGACCGACTACGGCGTCACCCCTNCAGGGTTCGTACGAAAACCGTTCANCGTNATCCTGGCAGACTACGAGGCCCGGGCCCGGGCGACTCTCGGCGACGATATTGACCTCCAGCCGCACACCCCGTTCTATCAGATGCTCGAGTCCGTCGCCTACGAGAATGCCCTCATCTGGGACATCCTCGAGGACATCTACTACAGCGGTTACATCGACTTTGCCACCGGGGACAGTCTGGACCATCTCGTCGCACTGCTGGGAGTCCGCCGTAAGCCCGCCACCCGGGCAGAAGGCACCATCCTCTTCTCGCGTTCGGCTGCCGGGCCGGTCATCACCATCCCGACCGGCACCCGGGTGGACACCCAGGACCTGGCCCTCGTCTACCAGACCACGCAGACGGTCGACCTGATCGGCCTCTCCGTCTCGGTCCCGGTGATCGCCGTCGACCCGGGCGCCGCCGGCAACGTCGCGCCGGCCACGATCACCCGGCTCGTCGACCC